TAGTCCAACTACGCAAAAAAACACACAAACAACACATATAAAAAAATATTCGCTATCTATATTTCAATTAAAAAATGAGGTGAGACTAATTGCACTCAAAAAAAACAATGCAGGCAAATTAATAATTGATGGCTATGTGCTAACAAGAAAACAAGCACTTTTTTGTGAAGCATATGTCTCTAATGGTTATCACGGTATTAATGCAGTTAAAGCAGCTGGTTATAAATATAAAACACTAAATGCAGCTGGTGCTCTAGCAACAGAGAACCTAAAAAAACCGAGTATTAAGGCCTATATTGACTATTTACAGAAAGCCTCTGGATGTTCTGATGAAGACAGAATAAAAAAAACAGTTATTTCAATTGAAGAACGTCGTGAATTATTAACTAAGTTTGTAAATGCAGATGATATTAAATATGCAGATAGATTAAAAGCACTCGATTTATTAAATAAAATGGATGCTGCTTATGAACAAAAAGTCACTATGAATACAACAATTAATAATCCACTACAAAATTTATCGACAGAAGACCTTCGTTCTCTCGCTACAAATCTAATTGAGAATAAGAAGTCTTAATAATCCTTATGTAGTTTTTAACATATATGAACATATACGAACACTAAAAGGAGGTGATACGAATTTCTTCTGATACCCAATTGATAATGACACCACAACTCGAAAAACATATCACGTATGAAGCTAAATTAGAATTAGCTCGACGTGATTTTTTTGATTATTGTGAATTAATGGCTCCAGATTTTTATAAACTCTCCAGACAGTATCTTGTTCAATTGGCTAATACCTTACAAGAATTCGTATTTAATTCTCCTAAAAAAGTATTAGTTATATCTATTCCGCCTCGTTGTGGTAAATCAAGAACTGCATCATTATTTGCGGAGTGGACGTTCGGTAAAGACCCTACTAAAAAAATAATGACTGGTTCTTATAATGAAACACTTTCTACTCAATTTGCTAAAACAGTACGAAATACAATTCAAACACAAAAAGTAGAGCCATTTATACCAGTTTTTTCTGATGTATTTCCAGACGTAAAAATAAAACAAGGTGATGCAGCTATGAATATGTGGTCACTCGAAGGTCAATATTCTTCTTATTTGGCTACTTCACCATCTGGTACTGCAACTGGCTTCGGCTGTTCTTTAATGATTATTGACGACGTTATTAAAAATGCACAAGAAGCAAATAACCAATTAACGAAACAATCTCATTATGAATGGTTCACTAATACAATGCTATCTCGTTTAGAAGAAGGCGGAAAAATAATAATTATTATGACTCGCTGGGCTTCTGATGATTTAGCTGGACGTATTATTAATCACTTCCAGGACGATGCCGAAATCATTTCTCTTAAAGCCTTACAAGATGACGGCACAATGTTATGTGAAGATGTATTATCTCGTGAATCGTATGAAGAGAAAAAGAAATTAATGTCGCCAGATATCTTTTATGCCAATTATCAACAAGAACCAATCGATTTAAAAGGTCAATTATATACATCATTTAAAACATATGATTCTCTTCCACAATTCGAAAAAATACAATCCTATACAGATACAGCTGATACTGGTTCTGACTATTTATGTTCTATTATATATGGCATTTATCAAAAAGAAGCCTATATCTTAGATGTGATTTATACGAATGAACCAATGGAAATAACAGAACCTCTCGTGGCGAAACATATTTTTGAATATAAAGTCAATCAAGCTGATATTGAATCTAATAATGGCGGTAGAGGTTTTTCAAGACAAATCTCTCATTATTTAACGAATACATATAATACGAATCACACAGTCATAAGACCATTTCATCAATCCAAAAATAAACAAGCTCGTATTCTTTCAAATGCGACATGGGTAATGGAACATATTTATTTTCCACAAAATTGGCACAATAAATACCCAGAGTTTTATAAAGCTATCACTTCTTATCAACGAGAAGGTAAAAATTTACATGATGATGCTCCAGATGCATTAACTGGTGTAGCTGAAAAAGTAAATGTAATACAACCTGTTTTTTCTTTTGAATAATAAAGGATTATTTATTTAATGAATACAACTGAACAATGGATAGACATTATACGTCAACATAAAGGTGTATCAGAACAAGAATTCATTCAGTCAGAATTAGAACGCTTCTTGTCATCTACTAAACGACGTAAAATGCTCTTATCCAGAAAATATTATTTAGGTCAGCAACAAGAACCTAAACATTTAGTTTATACAGATAAACAGAACATGCAAGATGCTTCTGGTATCATTCCTAATCATAAAATCATTAATAATTTATTCGATGATTTAGTAGACCAAAAGACAAATTATTTATTATCGCAACAAATCGACACACAAACAAGTGATGATATTGATGTAACTGATTATTTTAATCCTAGCTTCCAAAATCTATTAAAAGAATTAGGCAAGGACGTATATCAATGTTCTATTGGTTATTTACATCCTTATATTAATGAACAAGGTGCTCTTTCTTTTAAACGCTTTAAACCAGAAAATGTAATTCCATTCTGGCACGATGAAGCACATAAACAACTCGATGCATTTATTCATTTTTATGATGTTGAAATATATCAAAGTGCTAATATCACAACAACAGAAACACACGTCGAATATTATTTACCAGAAGGTGTTCATTATTATATTTATTCTAATGGTCAATTAGCACCAGATACTTCTAAATTAAATACTGCTTATATTCATAAAAATGATATTTCTTATAATTGGTCTTCTGTTCCATTAATTTGGTTCAAGCCTAATTCTGATGAAACATTCTTATTAGACAAAATAAAAACATTACAAGATGCATTAAATCAAATGCTCTCTAATTTTGCTAATGTTATGTCACAAGATGTACATAATACGATTTTAATTCTTAAAGGCTATGAAGGTACAGACTTAGCTGACTTTAGATATAATTTAGCAAAACATGGCGTGATTAAAATATCTGGCAATCCAGAAATAGAAGGTGATGTACAAGCCTTACAAGTAAATGTAGATTCTACGAATTACACAACCATTATTAAAGAATTAGAAAGGGCTATTATTACAAATGGTCGTGGCTTTGATGCTAAAGATGACCGTATGACTAATAACCCTAATCAAATGAATATCAATTCTATGTATTCTGACATTGATTTAGATGCTAATGAAATGGAAGCTGAATTCCAAGCTTCTCTACATCATTTAGTGGACTTTATTAATGCGTATCGTTCTCTTAATAATTTGCCTATTATTGAATCTATTAATTTTATCTTTAATAGAGACTTACCTGTTAACCAACAAGACACAATTGATGCTATTAAAAATTCTGTCGGTATTGTATCCGAAAGAACATTAGTAGCTAACCATCCATTCACTGTGAATGTTAATGAAGAACTAGAACAGATTAAAAAAGAACGACAAGAAACACTCAATCAAGATTATACCTACGAAGGTGAATAATGTACTGGAACGATAGATTTTTACAAACAAAAGAAGATGGTTTATCAGATGCACTACAAGAATTCAAAAAACTAAATTCCATAACTCAATATGCTCTTGAAAAGCAACTTTCACAAATACAGGCGTTCTATCAAAAATACGCAAATACTAATGGTTTATCGCTGCAAGATGCTAAGAAACAATTAACAGATAGAGAATTAAAAGCATTTAAATTAACCCTTAAAGAATACACAAAACTAGCACAACAGAAAAACTTATCCAATAAACAAATTAAATTATTAGATAATTCATCTATTCGTTCCAGATTATCACGCATCGAAGCCTTATGGGTACATACACAACAATTTGCAGAAGAAATGGCTGCTGATATAAATGCAGAAATGACTACTTTTTTGTCTAAACAATATCAATCTAGTTATTATCAAGCAGCCTATTTAACTCAATCTCTTATGGGTAACTACCAGACATTTAGACAAGTACCTAAAAAACAAATATTAGCAGCTATTCAAGAACCCTGGAATGCATTAAATTATTCGGAACGTATATGGAGACAAAGAGATACATTAATTATTAAATTACAGCAAGAAATCACACGTTCTTTCATTGCACAAGAAGCATCTGAAAGAACAACAGAACGTATTTCACAAGCATTTAATACTCAAACTTCTAATGTACGTAGATTAGTCGAAACAGAAACTGCTTATATACAAGAAAAAGCATTAGTTAATTCTTTCACGGAATTAAACGTTAAACAATATCAGATACTGGCAACACTCGATAAACATACATCTTCTACCTGTAGGCATCTCGATAAAAAAGTCGTTAATGTATCTGATTGTAAATTAGGCGTAACTGCACCACCATTTCATCCTTATTGTCGGTCTACAATAATTCCTTATGTAAAAATAAATGAACGTGCATCCAGACCAGACACTAAAACTGAATATATACCAGATATGAATTATCAAGAATGGGAAGACAAATATTTAACATAAATATCTTGTCTTTTTTTATTGCTTAAAGACGATAAAGAACAAGCAATAGCAATTAATCAAATGTGAGATGTGACTCACGAAAATAAAACGAAACATATTAATTAATTCAAGGAGCATTATCCATGACAAAAGAACAACTTCGAGCCCTCAATCTTACAGAAGAACAAATTAATGCCATTATTGAAGATTATGGCAAAAACTATGTATCGAAAGCACAATTTAATGAAAAAAATGATGCATATAAACAAGCCAAATTAGAAATTGAAAACCTAACGACAGATATTAATAATCTATCCGAAGCTAATAAAGCGAACGAAGCATTACAATCTCAAATTAAAGAACTTCAAGATGCCGCTACTAAAAGAGAAGCTGATTATAACGAAAACATTAAGAATATGAAAATTGATACAGCTATCACAAAAGCATTAAGTAAAAGCGGTGCTATGAATGAAACTATTTTAACTGGCTTATTAGACCGCACAAAAATAGCTATCGGTGAAGATAATACTATCACAGGTATTCAAGAACAAATTACAGCATTAAAAGAATCTGACCCTTATTTATTTAAACAAGACTCTATTAAGGGCGTTGTTCCTGGTGATGCTACTCCTAAAACAAATGACGGTATCACAAAAGAACAATTTAATAAAATGTCCTATCTTGACCGTGTACAACTTCAAGAAACTAACCCAGATTTATATTCTGAACTTTCTAATTAATTAATAAAAAGGAACTTAACTAACAATGGCAAACGAAACTAAACTCGCTAATCTTATTAATCCACAAGTTATGCAAGATATGGTATCTGCTGGCTTGCCTAAAGCATTAAAATTCACACAATTCGCAGCAGTAAATGAAGACCTTAAAGGTGTTCCTGGTGACACTATCACAATTCCAGTATGGGCTTATATCGGTGCAGCTGAAGACGTAGCAGAAGGTGCAGAAGTAACGACTACTACTATGACTGCTTCCACTAAAACTGTACAAATTAAAACAGCTGGTAAAGCTATCACTTTAACAGATAAAGCAGTTAACTCTGGTTTGGGTGACCCTGTAGGTCAAGCTACTCATCAATTATCTTTGTCTATGGCAGATAAAATTGATAACGATGTATTGGCAGCATTAGCTACTACTTCTTTGGCAGCTACTTCTACTAAAGCTATTTCTTATGAAGGCGTTGTATCTGCTGTCGATAAATTGAATGAAGAAGGCAATACAGAAAAAGTATTGTTCGTAGCTCCTAGCCAAGTAACTACTCTTCGTTTGGACCCTAACTTCATTGAACGCAATAAATATAATGGCGACGTTATGATGAACGGTGAAATTGGTATGATTGCTGGCTGTCGTGTAGTTGCTTCTCGTCGTATTGATGATTCTAAAGCAAATATCGATAACTTCATCGTATGCTTGTCTCCAGAAGTAGAAGACGGTACTCCAGCTCTTCCAGCAGTAACTATTTATACTAAAGCTGAAGCTATGCTTGAAACTGAACGTCATGCTAAAGCATTGTCTACTGACGTAGTAGTATCTGCACATTATGCTGTAGGTTTGACTAACGAATCTAAAGTCGTTAAAGCAACTTTCAAAAAATAATATAGGTTAACACATGGAACATATTAAAGAACTCATTCGTATGGCTACACATTTTAATGTAACGCCAGATTATGACAATGTTCTTCAATATATCTATGATTCAGAACGGCAATTTCTTTTGAATATTTTAAATGATGAAGAATTGCCTTCTGAACTTAACCAATTATTAGATAAACGTGTAGCCGCAAGATTCATTGAACATCATAAAGATACTATTTTACAATCTTCTGATTTACAGCCTATCTCTAAATTAAAAGAAGGCGATACAGAAATTGATTTTGATAGTGCTCATAATGCAGCTACAACATTATCTACTCTTACATCTAAATGGTTATCACTAGAAGGTACTGATATTACATGTTATCGAAAATTAAGATGGTAGCTAGACAACATTACGAGCGGCTCTATACCGATACATGTATTTTGACTGAACAGCGAAAAGCCATACAAGACCCTACGACAGGCATCATTACAAATGGCGAACTTGAAGAAGTGAGTTATCCTTGTCGGTTATCTTTTAAGACACTTCAAACAAATGATATCGTTAATAAATTACCTTCCGCATCACAAACTATAGTTTTATTTATGTCTCCAGACATTGTGATTAGACCTGGTACTGATATTGAAGTGATTAGAAATAACAGACGTTTTAAATATACAGCTGCTTCACAAGTAGCATTATATGACACACATCAAGAAATCCAACTTACGTTAAGGAGCAAGCATAATGGCTGATGTGACTATTGATTTATCTGGCTTCGATGAATTAATTAAAAGAACGGAAGCTTTACAAAATAATATTCCTTCTTTAAATGAAACAATCACAGATAATTTAGCACAGCAATACTTAGCAGAAGCGATAGCTAATACACCAGTCGGTGAAGTGAATATATCACCAGACGGTAAATATCGTACACATTCCGAGCATATGAGACGGTCCTGGGAAGCAGAACGTATTAATGATACGACTGTTAAAGTACAGAACACAGCATCGTATGCTTCATATGTAAATGATGGCCATAGACAAAAACCAGGGCGTTTTATTCCTGTATTAGGTAAACGCTTAACTAAGTCATTCGTAAAAGGTCTACATATGCAAGAGAAGGCAGAAGCAGCTACAAGAAAAGCTTCTGACGGTATATTAAAGAACGCTCTCGATGAATATTTAGCATCATGGAGCAAATAATACATGAATTACATTAACGAAATACAAAAAGCTATAGCTAAAGCATTATTTAATTCTTTTAACTATCCTATTTATATAGACGAAATAAAATCAGATGTTCAATTTCCTTGCTTCGTCATCGAAACATTAAATACAGAACAGAAGCATTTACTAGATATTCGGTATGAAAGAAGAAATGACTTTGATATTATGTTCTTTATTTCTGACGATGATTATATTGAAGCACAACAGGAACAAATTAATCCGATAACTGAAAGTCTTTATTTTGATTTAGAATACATCACATTATCTGATGGTTCTTTGTTAAATGGTATTGATATGAGTCATCGAATTACAGACGGCATTCTACATTTTAAAGTGTCTTATGAATATCATATCTTAAAAGTTAGACATGATGCTGACCCTATGCTTACATTACATCAAAATCAAGAGGTGTCCAATGCCAAGAGCAAAGAAAACTGATACAGATAATGTGAACGTAGTGAACGAAGAAGTAGTTGAGACTGCTCCAGTTGCTACATTTAGTCCAGAAGTCATTATTGCTTCTGAACGCTTTAAACAATATGCTGATTTAATTGCAGCTGTTATTGAAAACCGTGAATACAGTATCGAAGAAGTAGAACAACTTATCCAAGATACATTAAATAAACCAATCGTAGAAACTATTAATGATTAACTAAAAAGGAGACTTATCCTATGGCATTAGGTGGCGGCTACTGGCTTTTCCAAAATAAAACATTGCCAGGTGCTTATATTAATTTCGTGTCCAAAAATAAAGCATATGCAGAAATTGTTGACCGTGGTTATGCAACAATGGCTCTTTCTTTAGACTGGGGCGAAACAGGTAAAATTGTGCGTGTCGAACAAGAAGAATTCCAAAAGGATTCCGTTAAAATCTTTGGCTACGACTACGCACATGAAAAAATGAAAGGTCTTCGTGACTTATTCATTAACACTAAAACATTATATGTATATCGTTTGAATTCTGATGCAGTTAAAGCACAATCTACCGTAGCAACCGCTAAATGTGGTGGTGTACGTGGTAATGATATTGCTGTAGCAATTACGGCTGACATTAACGATGCTTCTAAATTCGTAGTGACTACTTATTTGAAAACAGATGATGTAGTTAAAAAAGTAGATGAACAAACTGGTCTTTCTACACCTAAAGAACTCGTTAATAATGCATACGTAACATTTAACGATATGACGGCATTTACAGCACAATCTGCTACGTATTTAACAGGTGGTACTAATGGTACAGCTGTACAAGCATCTGATTATCAAAAATACATTGAATTAATTGAACCATATTATTTCAACGTACTCGGTTATACAGGTACAGATAATACTATCCAAAATTTATTTATTGCATTTGCCAAACGTGCTCGTGAAATGACTGGTCAAAAATTCCAAGTCGTTTTATACAATAATACTCGTGCTAATTATGAAGGCGTTATTTCTTTGGCTAATAAAGTAGCTGATTCTGGTGCTGAACCTGGTGCTGGTGTATATTGGTTGACTGGTGCAGAAGCATCTTGCCCTATTAATAGAACTTTGACTAATAAAGTATATGACGGTGAATATGACTTCAACGTACAATATAAACAATATGAATTAGAACAATTCATTAAAACAGGTCAATTAGTATTCCATAACGTAGCAGATTCTGCATCTGGCAACGTAAAAGGTAACACACGTGTACTAGCTGATGTGAATACATTTACTGAATTCTCTAAAGAACGCACTAAAGACTTCGCATTAAATCAAGTTATTCGTGTACTCGATAATTCCGCATACGATGTAGCACGATTATTCAATAATTATTATTTAGGTAAAACACCTAATGATAAAGATGGTCGTATTGCATTGTGGAACGATATCGTTAAATTATTCGAAGATTATGCTAAAGTACGTGCAATTAAAGAATTTGAATCCAAAGATGTAGAAATTCCTACTGAAGGCGACGAAAAAGGTTCCGTAGTAGTAAACTACGAAATTAACCCTACAGTTGCTATGGATAAATTGTATGCTACTTGCATTGTGAAATAAGGAGTACTAACTAATGGCAAAAGCACAAACTATGTTAGCAAAAGACGTTATTCGTGCAGTCGAAGCTCGTGCTTATATGACTATTAACGGTAAACGTCGTTTGTTACTTAACGCTAAAAAAGTCACTATTAAAGTTGATAAAACTAAAGAAGAAGTGGCTATTTTAGGCCGTATTAATAAAGGCAATAAATCTACTGGTGCTAAAGGCACTGGTAGTATGACAGTATACGATAATACACCTATCTTTACAGAATTAATGCTTGATTTCATGAATAAAGGTAAAGATGTGTATTTTGACTTGCAAGTAACTAATGAAGATTCTGATAGTGCAGCTGGTTCTCGTACAGTTGTTATCAAAGGTGTTAATATCGACAACTTTGATTTAACTCTATGTGATGCTGATGGCAAATATTTGGAACAAGACGTAGACTTCACATTCGAAGGTCTTGAAATTCCAGAAAACTTCAAAGAACTTGATGGTATGCAAGCTTAATTTAATTATGTAAATCTGAAATAAGGGGCCTTATGGCTCCTTATCTTTTTATAATCAAGGAGATTACCTCTATGTCCGATATTAAAAATATGTCTTTAAATGGTTTTTTTAAATCTAATGCAAAATCTTTACCAGATGTAAAGGTAGTAGTATCTGAACGCTTCACGAATGAAGATGGTACTCCTATCGAATGGGTTTTGCATCCTATTAGTACTAAAAAAGTAGAAGAAATTACAAAACGCAATACTAAAACAACTATTAAAAACGGCAAAAAAGAGTCTGTTGTTAATGAAGAAAATCTTAACGCTGAACTTCTCGAAGCTGTTGTATTATATCCATCTTTAAATGATGCAGAATTACAAGACTCTTATGGTGTATCTTCTGCTAATGAATTATTAAGCGTTATGTTATATCCAGGTGAAACACAAGTCTTAACCAATGCTTTACAAGAAGTTATGGCTGGTACTAAAGCTAACGATATCGACGAATTAAAAAACTAATAGAGGAGAACCCAGAGGCATATCTCTATCATAGGGCACTCCAAGATTTACATATACGTCCGCTCGAATTAAATTCTATGGATGAACAAGAACGCAATTTTATTTTTGCTTCCCTCGCTATACGACAAAAAGAGCGTGACCACATTTCTAAAGAATTAAAACGTCTTAAATCAGGAGTGGAATATGTCTATACTATCTAACACAATTAAGTTAAATAACGGTGTTTCTCCTGTTCTTAACAATATTAGTCAAACAGCTGGCACGGCATCTTCTTCTATGTCGAATTTTGCACAGCAAGTAACACACACAGGCAATGCTGCTAATAATGCACATGGTTCTTTATCTAATTTAAAAGCGATTTTCTTAGGTTCTTTAGGTGCGAATATTGCAGCCGCTGCTATTCAAAAAGTAGGTGATGCTATTGGTCATGTTTTTGATATGGCACAAGAATTTTCATCTATTCAAGCTCGTCTAGGTTTAATTGTTGGTGAGCAAGGTAATGTAGCAGCCTTAAATAAAGAGATTTATGAATCTGCAAGGCGTTCTCGTACTGAATATGCTTCTATGGCTGAAACAGTAGCTACATTATCTCAATCAGCACATGATGCTTTTCCAGACCCTAAAGAAGCCGTAGATTTTGCTGAAAAAATTAATAAAGTTATGGCTATTGGTGGTACGACTGGTGAAAATAAAAAGAATGCCATGATTCAGTTGACACAAGGTTTAGCATCTGGTCAATTACAAGGCGATGAATTTAGAAGTATAGCTGAAAATGCTCCTATGATTGAAAATATCATAGCAAAATCTATGGGTGTTTCTCGTGGTGAATTAAAGAAACTAGCTTCTGAAGGCAAAGTTACGGCCGAAGTGATTAAGAAGGCTATGACAGATAATGCTGATGAAATTGAAGCAGCATATCGTAAATTGCCACACACATTCGCTGACTGGGCCACTGATATTAAATCTGTAGCTGAATATGCATTTGCTCCATTATTTGATGCTGTTAATGAATTAGCTAATTCTCCAGAATTTAGACAATTCGTAGACAGTATAGAAAATAACATCCAGTACATAGCACCTATTATTAAGAATGTATTCAATGAAATATCCTATGCATTTAAGCAAGTATTAACGACAGGTCAACAAGTGTTTGGTTGGCTACAAGAAAATGCATGGTTCGTACATGGTGCTTTATTTGCATTAGCTACTGTAGCTCTTGTATATGCTGCTAATTGGTTAGTGGCTACAGCTTCTACCGTAGCGGCTACTGTTGCACAATGGGGTTTAAATGCTGCTATGTTAGCATGTCCAGCAACATGGGTAGCATTAGCTATTATGGGTATCGTAGCTGCTTTATATCTCGTTATCGATATGTATAACGAATGGACTGGTAGTACGTATACAGTAGTCGGTGTGATTGCTGGTGTATTCGGTGCATTATGGGCTATTATTTATAATCAAATTGCCTATATCTGGAATGTCTTTATTATCTTCGCTAACTTTATAGCAACAGTATTTAATAATCCAGCAAAAGCTATTAAGAATTTGTTTGGTAGCTTATGGAATAACTTAGTCGAATTTGCTGTACAAGGCATTAATGCGATGCTTGATGTCATGAAACAAGTACCATTCCTTAAAAAATTATTAGATGGCGTTGGCCATGTCGTAGCTTCCAGATTCCAAGTACAAGTTGATGCTGGTCCTTTTGATGATTATAAGATGCAATCTAAGAGCATCACCGAAACAGCTGGTGCATGGCAAGATGCTGGCGATAATTTAGTTGGTAAAATTAGCAATATCTTTAATCCTAGTCAACAAAATACAGATAGCAATAATAATTCACAAGACACAAATCAACGTGCAGCCGTTTCTGATGCTGCTAAAGATACAGCAAAAAACACTGGTAAAACTGCTAAGAATACAGAGAAAACTGCTAAAGCATTACAATTAACAGCCGATGAAATTAATACGTTACATAAAGGCATTATGAATGATGCTATTAAGTCCTGGTCTCAAAGAACTATTAATTTGAATGTGACTAATAATAATACTATCGATTCTTCTGTTGACTATAACGACTTTAATACTAACTTCGCTGATGGTTTAGCTAATGCATTTAAACGTAACACTGGGGAGGCTTTAACATAATGTATTATTTTTATTTAGATAACCTCCAAATACCAATTCCACCTAAAACACTTGATATTTCTTACAATAACAAGAATGAAACAGTGGATTTATTACAGACTGGTGAAGTAACGATACCTAAGCCATTAGGCTTAACAGAATATTCATTTGAAATATTTCTTCCTAATAGCAAATATCCATTTAATCAGTCTATGTTAGAAAAAGGCAAAAAAGCAGAATATTATGCTAAAAAAATATACGGTATGAAAGTAGCTGGAAAACCAGTTAAATTTACGGTAGTGCGTATGAAACCTACTGGTGAAATGTTAAGTATGATAACAGAGCGTGTCACCATTGAATCTATGGCTACGAAAGAAGACCATGATTATGGCTTCGATATGTATTTTACTATCACATTAAAACAATGGCGTGATTATGGTACTAAAAAATTAGTCGTAGAAGAAAATAAAGATGGTACTGCTAATGCTTCCGTTAAAACAGAACGTCCTACCGATAAGGTTCCAGCCAAAGAAGTTAAATCTCCTAATGGTTTTAATAAAGCCACTCTACAAAGAGTGGTTAAACAGCAATTTGGAGATACAAATAATTTATTTAAAATTGCCGCCTTAAATAAAATCGGTGTTCCTTGTTATTTAGGTGCGACACAAGCTATTAGTATGTATGAAGAAGGAAAGGGAACTGATGCATGGATGAATTTAATTCTCAAAAAATAACACATGCTCCTCTTCGTGTACGCTATGAACTATTAATTATGCATGACAGAAAAGACATGCTGTTATTGGACCCACAAGACGGGGTTACGTTAGACCGTAGCCCTGACCTTGCTCCAGCTAAATTATCCTTTAAAGTCTTTAAAGATGATAAGCTCGATATTCAAGAAGGTGACCTCGTTAATTTAAAAGTTAATGGTGAACTTGTCTTCGTTGGTTATATCTTTGAGAAAAAACGCTCTAAAGATAACTTTATTGAAGTGACTGCTTATGACCAATGTAAATATTTAAAGTCAGAAGGCTATTATGTCTTTGATGGTAAAAAGACTGCTTCTGAATTAATTAAAGCATTAGCTGAAGACTTAGCCATTAAAGTAGGTGATATTACTCCTACGACATATAAAGTTGATTATGTGTATGATGGCAAAACATACCAAGATATTATTCTGGATATGTTAAAACAAACCAGTTTATATTCGCCAGCTATTCCTGTTATGAAGCCATTAAAAAAGCAGACTGATAGTAACTTCACAGGTCCGAATGGTGCGTATTATGAACAAAATGATATCGATTATTTAACATCTCATGGCTATAAACAAGAAGATGCATTAGCAGAACTTGCTAAATCTCCTAAGTATAAAACAAAGACATGGGAGAACATGAATAATGCTAAAATGGCTCCACAAAAAAAAGAAACTGATTCTAATACATTAGCTCCTAATGGAACCTACTACGAAAAAAACGATATTAAATATTTAACTGACCACGGCTATACACAAGAAGCTGCTATGGCTGAACTTTCTAAATCAGATAAATATAAAAAACAAGAAGAAGATATGAAAGAACGCAAGCCTATTTATATTGCTTACGATGATAAAGGTCTTTTAGTCGTTAAAGAATTAAATGACATGATAACTGATGTTTTAATTGATGCAACACAAGTAGGTGATTATTCATATACATCTTCTATTGAAGATACGTTTACACAGATATTAGTAGTCCGTGAAGCCAATGTCATGAAAGATGGCAAAAAAACTAAGGAATTTTTACGTACTGGTTCTGCATCAGCTAAAAATGAAATAGCTAAATGGGGTGTACTTCAAAAAGTCATTAAACCAGACGATAAAAAGACGAACGTTATTGAATTTGCTAAAAATAAACTAGAGACGTTAGCTAAAAAAACACATACATTACGTTTAAAAGAATGTTTAGGTCATACAGAAATACGTCCTGGTTCTGGTATTTGGCTTAATTTTAATATTGGTGACCAAATTATTAATGAATTAGTGTATGTGCAAGCTGTCACTCATAACTTTAATAATAATAAACATGTAATGGACCTCGACATTATTTACTTCGATAAACAAAAACCAGAAATTACAGTTATTGATAATGGCGATGAAGAAATTAGAAAGAGAATCCAAGCTATGAATAAAAAATCTGGTGGTACTTCTAAAGGTTCTGGTGCTTCTGGCAATGCTTCCGCTACGAATGCTGGTGTACAAGCTGGCTTTGATTCCATCGAAGGTACTTCTTCTCCATATGGTGATGTAGGCTGTGTCGATAGAGCTACAGCTGGTGGTTCTTATTATAATAGCGATTTAGCAGATGCTTATAATCAAGGTATTAAAGATGTACCTGGTTTAAAAACGTTTATGAGTGGTCGAGGTTATGCTATTGAATCTTATACTGGTTCTGCTAACCCTGGTGATATTTTAGTTTATGATGGCGATGAACATGTCGTGATTGCTGATGGTGCTGGTGGCTGTGTAGGTAACAGTACGAAAGCTGGTTCCGTTATTCATTATTCAGACGTTAATTATGCTTATCATAATGGAACACCACCTACTCATATTATTCGAACAGGTGTTAAATAATGGAAAATGATTTTAATAAAATACTAAGCATTATCAAGTCAGCGGCCGTAACTGCTGTAGAAAATACTAAACCAGCGACTATGTTAGTCGGTGTCGTTGTATCTGAAGCTCCACTACAAATAGCACTTGATTCTACATTAATTATTCCAGAAGACCGCATCATGTTAACCAAAAATACATGTGAATGGACGATGGAAATGTCTGTAGACCATATCACAGAAAATAGAAGTGGTGGTGGTGGTTATGCTGAATTTGCTAGTCATAACCATGACTATAAAGGTAGAAAAAAATATCTAGTACATAACCAATTAAAAAATGGTGATTTGGTATGGTTATTTCAAGAAACTGGTGGCCAACGCTATATTGCCATTGACCGTGTATATAATCCAAATGAAGGGTGTACAACTAAATAATGGCATTAACTCCTATGTCTAGTCATAACCAGCTTGATAGCAGCTTAGTTATGAAACGACAAACATCGAATACTTTCAGAGTCAGATATGAAGATGATTATAAATTAATCGGTATGTGTGATGACTATGAAGCTATGAAACAAGCTATCTTTAAAATAATTAATACAGAACGCTACAAATATTTAATTTACGACTGGAATTATGGCATCGAATTAAATGATTTAATTGGTGAACCTATTCCTTACGTATACGCAGAAATTCAAAGACGTATTACAGAAGCATTATTGGCAGATGACCGTATTGAAAAAGTATATGATTTTGAATTTTCTAATACTGGTGGCGATGTATTATGTGTATTCTCGTGTGATACTGTGTATGGCACGATTAATGATATATATAAAGAGGTAACAGCCTATGTACGAAAATAAAACTTACGAAAATATATTAGCTGATGCCTTATTCAGAACGGAAACGAAATACGATAAACGACAAGGGTCTATGATATATGATTCTTTAGCTCCATTTTCTTTTGAATTAGCTGAAGCCTATATTATGGCACAAGTCATTATGAGACAGACTTATGCTAAAACAGCTGATAGAGCTTTTTTAGAACTACGTGCTGTTGAATTTAATATCGTACCTCGTGAAGCTACGGCAGCTGAAGTAAAAGGTGTATTTGATAGAGCTGTTGATATCGGTACTCGTTTTAATTTCGAAGACCTTAATTTTAGAGTCACAGAAGCCATTGATTTATCTAAGAATGAATTTAAATTAATCTGTGAAACGCCTGGTGCGAAAGGTAACTACTGTATCGGTCGTATCACTCCTATTAATAGTATTCCTGGCTTACAAAATGCTGAAATTAAAGAAGTATTAGTACCTGGTCAAGATGAAGAAGATACAGAAGCCTTCAGAGAAAGGTATATTCGTGCATTAAAATCTAAAGCCTATGGCGGTAATGGTGCTGACTACAAAGAAAAGGTACTATCCGTGAATGGTACTGGTGGTTCTAAAATTTACCGTTGTTGGAATGGTGGCGGTACCGTCAAAATTGTATTAATTAATAATGAATTTAATAAGCCTTCTGCTGAACTCGTGAAAGAAGTACAGAATGTATTTGACCCTACACCTAATCAAGGTAAAGGCCATGGTTTAGCTCCTATTGGTCATACAGTCACAGTAGAAGCTGCTGAAGAAGTGATTATTAATTATGAAATTCCTGTCACTATGACTGCTGGCCATGAACCTAATGAAATTCAAGAAGATTTAACGAAGAAAATTGAAGAACGCTTAAAAGTCCGTCGTAAAGAATGGACGACACAAGATGAAAACCAATTTTTAACAGTACGTACTTCTATCGTGACTTCTTTGGCTGTTGATTTAGATAAAGTCATCGATGTAGGCGATATTAAGATTAACGGAAAAACAGTTAAACGACTCGATTTAAAACCTAATCAAATTCCTAAACTCGGTACTGTTACATTAACGAAAGGCTAATTTATATGGCTATTTTCGATAACTATACACGCATTATTGACTTATCAGAATTTGCAGTCCCTGTATCTGGTAACGTACAAGAAATGCAAGAAATATATCGTGTCGAAAGTATCGAAATGCAAGCCTTATGGAATACGATGGTCGAAATTTTCAGAGAACAGTTTATTATGACTGCTGAAAGTTTCGGCTTATCACAATGGGAAGAAATTCTCGATATTATTCCAGCGGTAGACGATACTATCGATGATAGACGATTTAATATATTGCTGGCATTAGCTGGTCAACGTCCTTACACAGAAATTAAATTAAGAGAACTTCTTGATGGTATCTGTGGTAAAGGCAACTATCAAATTATTGAAGATTATAAGAATTATAACGTGCATTTTAAAGTATCATTAGGCGTTAAAAAACAACGTGATGCTGTATCTAAATTGCTTAGAGATTTAATTCCTATGAACCTTATTTATGATGTGGATTTATTGTATAACCGTCATATCGACTTAGCACGGTATACACACAAGGAACTCGCTCAATTTACTCATTTTGTATTAAACCAGGAGGTCTTACCTAAATAATGGCTACTTATACAAAAAACTTAAATCTATTAAAACCAGCTGAAAATGAAAAATACGACGTAAACCTTCGAAATGAAAACTGGGATAAAATTGATGCTTCCGTCGGTACTTATACAGATGGCGTTAAAAAACATAAAGAAGCTAACCCTATTGACCATCCAGATGGTTCTGTTACGACTCCTAAATTAAGAGATAAAAATGTTACGACTGAAAAGTTAGCTGATAAATCGGTTACCGCTGCTAAACTAGCAGATGATATTAACGATAAATTAAATAATAGCTACGTACAAAAAGCTGGAGATAAAATGACTGGTAATTTGTCTTTTGATGGCAACCACGGTATTAGTATTCAACGTAAAGCTGGCGGTGGTTATCATACTATCACAGATGGCGGTGTAACCGACGGTCAAACTAACTTAGACTTAGGAAATACACAACTTACACCAGAAACTAATTTATGTTGTTACAATCGTCCTGGCTGGTACGGCAAAAATAAAACGACAGACTTTAACCCACTCGTTGTATTTAGTGACTTAGGTCAATATACACAAAATAATTGGCGTGTTAGACCAGAACTTACTCCGCTAATCGATTGGGAACAAATGAAAATAGATAATGGTGGCAACGACGTACGAAATATAATCGTTAACCATACTGGTGGACGTGAACGTGCATATGGTGGTGATATGGAGTTATTGACTCGAAAATACAAGTCACCTGGGAATGGCACTATCGTTATGAAACAATCGTATCGTAACTTCGACGCTATCTTAATTAGACGATGTAACGATGATGGTTTTCAACAACCGCCACGAATTATTCCAACATGGCTTCTTGATTATCAATTTGTAAGTGGCTCCAACGTAAGTTTGTTCCATGAAGATATAGGCTGGAATTTGCTTCCATTTAATAGACCACCAGAATATGGTGCTAACATTAATCCTTCGACTGAATTGATTTGGCAAACATGGTGGCAAAATTGCGGTATTATCGAAATTTATGGTGTTACATATAAGCCATATAGCGATAATAACCAATAAAGGAGCTTCTTATGAATCAAGTTAAATTCGCTGGTATTCCTTATCTACATCTCGATGTATATCAAGGTCACGACCATGTGTTCAATATTCAAGTCGAAGATGACAGTACAAAAGAAATTATCAGATATATAGAAGGCAATATCACATGTAAAGTACGACGTAATTCGCCACAAGGCGGTGTCGTACTTTCTTTTATGCCTACATTTAATGCTGATACAAACTGCATCGACTTATTAATTAATAGCGAAGATACATCTTCTATTATGTTTAGCTACGATAATATTCAAGAAGAAACATTCTATTATGATGTACGCCTCGCTCACAATGAAAAAGATGAAGTGATTTGTTATGGTGATATGACAATTAAGGCTGGTGTGAGTCTATGATTAAAATAAATCGTGGTCAAAATAAGAATATCGTCTTATCCAAAGAAGCATTAAAAGAAATTCGTGGCTTATCTGCTTATGAAATTGCTAAACAAGAAGGTTTTACTGGTACCGTCGATGAATGGTTAGCATCATTAAAAGGTGCTAAGGGCGACAAAGGTGATACTTTTACATTATCTGACTTATCACCAGAAGAATTATTAAAAATTAAAGGACCTCGTGGTGAAACTGGTTATACTGGTCCACAAGGTTTAACTGGTCCTAAAGGTGAAAAAGGCGAAAAAGGCGATGTAGGTCCTAAAGGTGATATCGGTCCACAAGGTCCTAAAGGCGAACAAGGTGTACAAGGCGTACAAGGTATTCGTGGTGAACAAGGTCCTCGTGGTATTCAAGGTAAAGATGGTAAATCATTTACGATTAGCCATACGTATTCTACTGTAGAAAAAATGAATGCTGATACTGACAATATCTTAGAAGATGAATTTGTAGCTATCACAGATGGTCATATTTATCAAAAGGATAATGGCGTACTCGTTGAAGTATTAAATATCCGTGGTCCACAAGGTATTCAAGGCGAACAAGGCATTCGTGGTGAAGTTGGTCCTAAAGGCGAACAAGGTATTCAAGGTCCTGTAGGTCCTAAAGGTGATGCTTTTAAATTTAGTGATTTTACGACAGAACAACTTGAATCTATTAAGGGTCCGAAAGGCGATAAAGGTAATATCGGTCCAGAAGGTCCTCGTGGTTTACAAGGTCCAGAAGGTCAACGTGGCGTACAAGGTGAACGTGGTCCTATTGGTCCACAAGGTATTCCTGGTTTAACTGGTCCAGAAGGTCCAAAAGGCGAAAAAGGTGATACTGGTAAAGTTGGTCCAGCTGGTCCTAAAGGTGATGCATTCACATTCGAAGATTTCACAGAAGCACAATTAAAATTATTAGTTGGTCCACAAGGTCCACAGGGCGAACGTGGTATTATCGGTCCTAAAGGTGACCAAGGTGATATTGGTCCTGTAGGTCCTAAAGGTGATAGAGGTGAACCATTCTCTATCTATAAATCTTATCCATCTATTGATGCTATGAATGCTGACGTAAATAATATTCCTTTACATAATCTAGTCATGATTAGCACTGATACAAATAATGAAGATAATGCTAAATTATATTTAAAAGAAGAAACTGGTTTAACATTCTTCGTAGATATTAGTGGTGCACAAGGTATACAAGGTCCGCAAGGTATTCAGGGTCCGCAAGGTAAACCTTTTACATATGCAGATTTTACTCCAGCACAATTAAAAGCAATAACTGGTCCGAAAGGTGAAACTGGTGCTAAAGGTGATAAAGGTGATGCATTTAAATATTCTGATTTTACTCCAGCACAATTAAATGGATTAAAAGGCCCTAAAGGCGATACTGGTTTAACTGGTCCACAAGGTCCTCGTGGCGAACAAGGCTTAACTGGTCCAACTGGTCCGCAAGGTCCTATCGGTAGAGCTTTTGTATATTCTAATTTTACTCAAGAACAATTAAATGGTTTACGTGGTCCTCAAGGTTTACAAGGTCCTATTGGATTACAAGGTATCAAAGGCGAACAAGGTATTCAAGGTAAAGCTGGTCTAACTCCAGAATTAACATTTTCTTTAGAAGATAATGGCGATTTATACGTCGATATTAGTTACAAGGAGCGTACATAATGGCAAGAATTAGATTAGGCAATTTAAAAGGCCCTAAAGGCGATAAAGGCGACCCAGGTCCTCGTGGTCCACAAGGTATTCAAGGACCTCCTGGTACTGCTGAAAATATTGATTTAACTCCTTTCGTTAAAAAAACAGAAGGTGCTGCATTAACTGGTCAGTATACATTTACGAATAATACGCCTATTAAATTAAATGGCTATAATATTGTATCTGAAAATAATCGTATTTTATTTAAAAATGCATCTAATAATAATGTATTTGCTTTCGATGCTAATACGATTACACATAACGATAAGTCTTTATTAACACAAGATAAAGCTAATACATTATATGCTCCTATTGGTGATTATGCATTAAGAACAGCATTGAGTGCTTATGCAACAACAGCTAGTTTAAATAATTATTTAACGATTGCTAATGCTGATACTACATATGCAAAAAAGACAGACTTAAATAGTTATGCTACGACTGCTAGTTTAAATAACTATGTAACGACAGCTACTGCTTCTAGTACATATTTAAGTAAAACAGATGCTTCTAATACATATGCTCCTAAGACTGCTTTAAATAGTTATGTAACATCCTCTACGGCTGATAGTACTTATGCTAAAAAAACAGATTTAAGTGGTTATGCTACAAATGCAAGTTTAGGCAATTATATGACAACATCTAATGCCAATAATACTTACTTAACTAAAAATGATGCATCTAATACGTATGCTACTAAGACTAATCTTAATAGCTACGTAACAACTACTCAATATAATACTGACATGAATTCTTTATTAACAGCATTAAGAAATGTTAATAACTAAGGAGAATACTATATGGCAATACAAGATTTAATTAATGAAGTAAATAGTATTCAGACTAAAAAACAAGCTATAAAAGAAGCTATCACAGCTAAAGGTGTAACTTCCGAAGGTAAATTAAGCAAATTTGCTGACGAAATTAAACAAATTAGTACTAGCGAACCTTACTGGTGTGTATTAAACAGATACAGGCTTGATAATGGTAAAGAAGGTGTATGTGCTAGAACTAATTTAGATAAAATTAGCTATTATTTTATAGCTTCTAATAGTCAAACAAAATACATTAATATGTATCCAGATGGTTATATACGAACTATGAATGGCAGTGCTTTTTCCAAAAAAGAACAAGCCTGTTGTTTTATAGAACCATTTAATCCTCGTTCAGATGAGGGTTTTGATAACGTTGATAATACATACAAAATTTCAGATACGTATGCAGTTGACAAGTCTTTCACATTTACTGATTTTAAGAACTATAATCAATATTTGAAACCATATAAAGAAAATGTTTTAGTAAATCATAATGCTGTATACGTTAGTACTACCTGTAAAGATGGCACTAATCCTTATGACCTTCGTTTTGGTGACCTTACAGATAAGTTAGATTCAAATAATAGTAGTTTAATGTTTTATCCTAATGGTACTAGCGAACCTATTGAATATGTAACTAAAATCGATAGCACTACTTTTATTCAAATGGCTAAAAGTGAAGACTTTAACAAAGCTGGCTTTATAAAAATGGGTAACAATGCTCCTGTAGTGATTGATTTGTTCTGTGAACGTATATTTGGAAAAAATAAAATGGGTACTGATTATTCCAGACTTCTTTCTAAAATCTATAATGATACCACTCGTTATGATAGCTTACCGTTTGGTAATTATATGTGGTTATCTGCAAAAGAAAGAATATTGGTAGCTGTATTTGTAGGCATTAATTATGTTGTCGATATAAATGGCAATAAAAAGAAGAATATTGAAATCTACCCTTATTTAATATATAACGATGGCCATTTTGTTAATCCTAATAATGGTGATGCTATTGAATTGTATTTCAATATTTCTCAACAAGGCCAAAAACAATTACAACAAGCTTCTAGCACTAAGTTTTTTAGAAGACAAGTATTAAAAGATAATGGTACTCCAGAACCTAATGCTACTAAATTCTTGAATGGCCAAGATGCATTATTAGCAGTAAGTGCAGCTAAAAACATGATGGATAAAAAGCCTACTAATATCAATACACTTAATGTATTTATACGAAGCAATATGATATTTAGTGCAAAAAACCTTGTCGTTAGATATTCAAATAGTGGCTCTACCGTATTTAATGGAAGTATAATTCCAAAAACCTTAACAGATAATATTGCCTCTAATAATAGAATTGTTGGTTTTATTCGCCTCAATGATGACTCTAACACTATATTCCCTATTGAATTAGAAAAGGCAACAGATGAAATAATTAATAATAACACAAATA